GTTTTTTGTCTTTCGAGTAATCAGAGCTATTTACTACCAATTGCTCATCCTGATGGGATTGGATTAGATAAAGAATTAATAAAAAAGGTCTTAGGTAAGTTTAAAGAACTTTACGTCTGGGATAAGAAAGCGTTTTTCTATCACTTTCTTTTAAATAATCTTACAGATGTACAGTTACTTATATCCTTAAATAAGTATGAAAAAATTGATCTACCTAATTTTAATAGTACTATAAACTATTATTATAATAAATTCGGTAATCATTCTCAAGTTAATTCTTTAATACCTATTACTAAGTTAATAGAGACTTGCGAAAATAATTTGGATATATTAATTCCTTTTTTTAAATTTCATAAAGATATATCTTTTGATTTTTATAACAACACAGCTACTAAAGTTTTTTATATGTTAGAGCAATCTGGATTAAGAGTAACATATGAAGCTTTTGTAAATATGTTTAAACCTAATAATCCTAGCTATAATGTACTTGACAACATTTCGTATACATACTATAATCTTTATAATACTACTTGTCGTCCTACCAATTCATTTAACAGTATCAATTACGCTGCTATTCCTCATAAAGACGAATATAGAAAAACTATTATTCCCAAAAACGACAAATTCGTAGAGTATGACTTTGATGGATATCATTTAAGACTACTTTGTAATGAGATAGGATACGATTTAACAGAGGAAAGTGCTCATACGCAGATAGCTCGATTATATTATAATAAAGAAGAAATAACAGAAGAAGAATACGTTAAAGCAAAGCAGATGAATTTTCAAGCTTTATACGGTAATATACCAGAAGAATATAAAAAATTACCTTTATTTATAAAGATTCAAGAGTATATAGATAAGTTATGGTTAGAGTTTAACGCTATAGGTTCAGTTTTATGTCCTTTATCTAATAGAAAGTATACTGAAGAGTTAAAAGATATGAATCCTCCTAAGTTAATGAATTATGTTATGCAAAATTTGGAAACTTCTAATAATATTCTTATATTAAAAGATGTACTAAATTATCTTAAAGATAAATCTACTAGTATAGCTTTATATACATACGATGCTATACTTTTTGATTATAATGAAGAAGACGGTAAAGATACTTTGAACGATCTTAAGACCATAATGAGTAAAGAAGGTAAGTACCCAGTTAACTATAAGTTAAGTAATAACTTAGTTTTATAAAATAAAATTATATTTATAAATGGAAACAGTAAAAGAATTAAGTATATTTAATTACGATTTTGAAGATCTTACCTTTAATACAGATATGAGCAATAAGCTCTTTTGCACATTTACTTCTAGAGAAGAACTAGAAACCCTTATAGAAGATATCAAAAACAATTATATAGTTATGTATGATAAGATTTTTGTGTTAGAGTGCGAGGACCAGGATGAATTTATCTGTACCTATAACGTTGATTTTAATAACGTAGGAGATTTCCTTAACAATACTATTTTAGTTCATAGAAAAAAGCATACTAATACCCTTTATACTATAAATGCTTTGAATCAACTTATTCGTGAACTTAATGACGGTATATTAGATAAGAACTTTGCAGTAAACTGGAATAACTATAGGAATTCAGTTTTACTTACAAAAGAGCATACATTACAGATATTAAAGACTAAGCTATTTGATATAGTTGAACTTTAATATTTTATTTTGTATTTTAATTAGAAAGTTATAAACCTTAAATTAGTTATATGGGTTTAAATGCAATTAAGGCTAGGCTATCCGAAATGGAAAGCAAGTCTAATAACAATAGAGATAAAGTAGACTACGAAAAAGTCTTCTGGAAGCCACCGATGGGTAAGAGTAAAATAAGAATAGTACCGTCGGTATTTGACCCTGCAATGCCATTTAGTGAACTTAAGTTTCATTATAATGTTGGTAAGTATCCAATGTTAGCTCTATCTAACTTCGGTAAACAAGATCCTGTAGAAGAATTTGTTACTGAATTAAGAAAGACTTCAGATAGAGATAACTGGTCTTTAGCAGGTAAATTAACTCCTCGTTCTCGATTCTTTGCTCCTGTAGTAGTACGTGGTGAAGAAGATATGGGAGTACGTATATGGGGATTTAGTCAAACTATATTTAAAGCTCTACTATCTATGGCGGAGGATGAGGATGTAGGAGACTATACCGATACTATTAACGGTTTTGATATGAACGTTGAAGTTACTCAAGGTAATCCTTACAATGAAACTACTGTAAGAATAGTACCTAAAATGACTCCGTTATCGGATAATAACGATTTAGTAGAACTTTGGTTAAAAGAACAACCTAATCCTATGGAAGTATATACTGAGTACGATTATGATTTTATTAAAAAGGCTCTACTAGAATACGTTGAACCTGGTGCTGCTCAAGCTGCTGAAGTAACCAGTCAAGAAACTAAATCTAATTTTACGTTAGAAGTTGCAGGTGAGACTAAAAAGACTACATCTGATACGTTTGATGATATCTTTAATGATTTAGACGACTAATATGGCTGGTAAAGATGCGTCGAAACTAGCTAAGGAAAAGGTACAGAAGAGTTTTAGTTTAGCAAAGTTTAAAGATAAAAAAGGTTTCTCTAATATATCGGTAAAGTTTAAACCGTTATCTTGGATACCTTTATCTGAAGCTTTCCAAGATGTTACTTCTATACCTGGAATACCTATGGGTCATATTACCCTTCTAAGAGGTCATTCTGATACAGGAAAAACTACTGCTTTATTAGAAGCTGCAGTTAATGCTCAGAAGCATAATATACTTCCAGTATTTATTATTACTGAGATGAAATGGTCCTGGGAGCATGCAAGAGAAATGGGCCTGCAATTCGAAGAAGTAGTAGATGAAAAAACTGGAGAGGTCGTAGATTACGAAGGTTTCTTTGTATATGCTGATAGAGGAACTCTAAATACTATAGAGGACGTAGCAGTATTTATTAGCGATCTAATTAACGAACAAGATAAAGGAAACTTACCTTACGATCTATGCTTCTTCTGGGATAGTATAGGTTCAGTACCTTGCGAGCTATCAGTTAAATCTAATAAGAATAATAACGAATGGAACGCAGGGGCTATGTCTACGCAGTTTGGTAATAATCTTAACCAGAAGGTTTTACTATCTCGTAAAGAAAGTTCTAAGTTTACTAATACTTTAGTAGCTATTAATAAAGTTTGGACTGCTAAACCTGATTCTCCTATGGGTCAACCTAAGCTAATGAATAAAGGTGGTATGTCGATGTGGTATGATGCTACTATTTGTATTACATTCGGTAATATTACTAATCCAGGTACTAGCAAAATTCAAGCCATAAAGAATGGTAAACGAGTTGAGTTCGCTAAGCGTACTAATATACAAGTTGAGAAGAATCATATCTCCGGAGTAACTACTAGAGGTAGGGTTGCTATGACTCAACACGGTTTTATTCCAGATGAAAAACGTGCTTTAGATAAGTACAAAGATACTCATAAAGATCATTGGTTAAACCTTTTAGGTTCAGTAGATTTCGATCTATTAGAAGAAGGTGATCTTGAAGAGGATATAACTAGCTAATGTCTGATATAAAAGACCTAGTTAAGAGAATAGGAAAAAAACCTTCTCGAAAAAGAAATGATCACGTACTCATAGTTGATTCTATGAATACTTTTATCAGGGGCTTTTCGATGATAAAAGCTTTAAATCCAAAGGGTCACCATATTGGTGGCCTTATTGGTTTTATGAAGTCTTTAGGTTTTTTAGTTAGGACAATCGATCCTACTAGAGTTATTTGCGTATTTGATGGGAAAGGATCCTCTATAAATAAAAGAAACATGGATCCTAATTATAAAGCAAATAGAGATAACGTAAAAGTTACTAACTGGGGTATGTACGATTCTAAAGAAGAAGAAAGGGAATCGATGGCCCGACAGATGAATAGACTGTTTGACTATCTAGAATGCTTACCTGTAAATATAGTTTCTATAGAAAAGATTGAAGCAGATGATATAATATCATTTATATCAAAAGGATTGGCTAGTAAAGGAAAAAAAGCTACTATAGTCTCTTCTGATAAAGATTTCTTACAGATAGTTAATTCTAATATAGAAGTATACGCTCCTATAAAGAAAAAAACTTTTACTAATGAAAATATAAAAGAAGAAATTAAAGTAGATCCTATAAACTACTTAATAGTTAAGGCATTAGTAGGAGATAACTCTGATAATTTAAGAGGTATAAGAGGATTAGGAATAAAAACTTTAATTAAGGAATATCCCGAACTACAAAATTCTACTCCGGTAGTACTAGATTCTATTTATGACAAAGCATTAGAAAAAATTGATACTAAGAAAATCTTTGCTCGTATAATACACGACTGGGACTTAGTAGTTAATAATTATAAAATAATGAATCTGCATGAATTACAGTTTGAAGAATCAGAAAAAAATCATATCATTGAAGTATTAAACGGACCTGTACCTAATCTAAACTCAGGAACGTTTTTATATTACCTAGATAAAGATCAAATAGAAGGAATAACAAAAAATACAGAAGGTTGGTTAGAAATATTTCGACCTCTAACAATTACAAAATAAAAGTTATAGATGGCAGCATTAGAAAAATTAAGTGAATACGGAAAAGCGTTTCAGTTAAAAGTTTTGGGTTCTTTATTAACAGATAAAAAGTTTATACTTAATGTTAGAGATACTTTACGGTCTGAGTATTTCGATACTGATACTCATAGATGGATAGTTGATAATATCCTTTCCTATTTTGATAAGTTTCATACTAATATTACTATGGAAGTATTAAAAGTAGAACTTAAAAAAGTAGAGAATGACGTATTAAGAACTGCATTAAAAGAAGAACTTAAACATTCTTATAGAGCCTCTCAGGACGATTTAGAGTATATTCAAGAAGAGTTCTCTACCTTTTGTAAGAATCAGGAACTAAAAGCTGCTTTATTAGAAAGCGCAGACTTAATGAAGACAGGCGAGTTCGAAGTAATACGTAGTAGAATCGAGACTGCATTACGAGCTGGTATGGATAAGAATATTGGTCATGAATATAATAAAGATATAGAATCGAGATATAGAGTAGACTATAGACCTACTATACCTACTCCTTGGCCTAGCATAAATAAGATGATACAAGGTGGTTGGGGTCCTGGAGACTTATCTATAGTTTTTGGTAGTCCGGGTGGTGGTAAGTCTTGGATGATGGTTACTTTAGCTGCTCATGCAGTAAAGTTAGGATATAAGGTTAATTATTATACTTTAGAACTTGGAGAAGATTACGTAGGTAAACGTTTTGATTGTTATTTTACCGGTCATAATATTGACGAGGTAAACAAATATAGAAAAGAAGTACAGGATGTACTTAGTACTCTTAAAGGTAATCTTATCGTAAAAGAATATCCTCCTAAGACTGCTTCTATAAGTACTATAAAAGCTCATATGCAAAAATGTATCGACTTAGAGATGAAGCCCGATATGGTTATAATAGATTATGTAGATTATTTAAAAGCGCCGTCAAGGAAATACTCAGAAAGAAAAGATGAAATAGATGATGTATTTATAGCAGCAAAAGGTCTAGCTAAAGAATACCAAATTCCAGTACTTACTCCATCACAAGTTAATAGAATGGGAGCAAAGGATTCGATTATAGAAGGAGATAAAGCAGCTGGGTCATATGATAAGATGATGGTAGCCGATATATGTATTTCGTTATCACGTCAGAAAGAAGATAAAGTATTAGGTACTGGCCGTTTTCATATAATGAAGAATAGATACGGTCAAGACGGTATTACTTATAATATAAAAATGGATACTAATAATGGTCATATTGAAATAGCAGATGAATATGATGGGGATAGTATTTTAGATAATTCACAACTTTCTCCTACTGCTAGAGATCTTTCAAGAAAGTTTTTTGAATTAGATACTTAAGTTTTTAGTTGCTATTTATTTAAGTAAAGGTACCGTTTCACCAAAATTTAATTCTAGCAATGAAATCCTTTCTTAAATTATTTTTCTTTCTTTTTATTATTACTCCCACTTACGCTCAAACATCCGGTAACGGGGGAAGTACTCCATGGGTAGTTTTAACTAATCAATATCAAACTTCTCCTTTTAACGATACTACTAAAGTTCCTGTATATTATGATGGTAGTAATTATAGCGGTAACGTAACATCATTACAGTTTAAAATAGATTACGATGGAGTTACTTTTGATAGCTTGTTCTCTATTACTAGTAAGCTATCAGGTGATTATA